CGACTTCACAATCCACGACCTGACTCGCGCGTACAAGGAGTACGACGAGTTCGCGGAGCCGGACAGAACGGTCGAAGTCGAGGGTGATGGATCGCTGGACTTCCCGGCCAAGCTCAAGCCGCTGTGGATCCCGAAGCGCTACAAGGTCCTGCGCGGCGGCCGCGGCGGCGCGAAGTCGTGGGGCGTGGCGCGCGCCCTCCTGATCCAAGGCTGCACGCGGACCCTGCGCATCTGCTGCTTCCGCGAAGTGCAGAAGAACATCAAGGAGTCGGTCCACCAGCTGCTGAAGGACCAGATCGAGAAGATGGGCCTGCAGGACCACTACGAAGTCCTGGCCGAGGAGATTCGTGGCGCCAACGGCACGCTCATCATCTTCGCCGGCCTGAGCGCGCTCACCGCGGCCTCGGTCAAGTCGTTCGAAGGCGTCGACATCGCATGGGTTGAAGAAGCCCAGACCGTGCGCCGGCGGTCGTGGCAGCTGCTGATACCAACCATCCGCAAGAACGGCTCCGAAATCTGGATCACGATGAATCCGGAGTTGGAGACCGACGCCACCTACATCCTGTGCGAGGAGCTTCCGCCAGAGGACAGCATCAGCATCACGATCAACTATCGGGACAACCCTTGGTTCCCGAAGGTGCTCGAGATGGAGCGGGCACGCGCCAAGCTCACGATGAAGCCGTACGAGTACAACAACATCTGGCTGGGCATGCCGCGCAACGCGGTCGAAGGCGCGATCTTCGCCGACGAGATTGGCGCGGCCATCCTCGAGGATCGCGTCACGCGCGTTCCGTACGACTACCGCCTGAAGGCTCACGTCATCCTCGACCTGGGCTGGAACGACAAGATGTTCACGATCATTGCGCAGCGCCAACTCAGCGAGCTCCGCATCATCAACGCCTACGCCGACAGCCACATCACGCTCAACAAGCTCTCGGCCAAGCTGCGCCTGCTGCCGTACAACTGGGGCAAGATCTGGCTGCCGCACGACGGTGCGCACGGCGACTTCAAGACCGGCAAGACCACGCACCAGATCATGCGCGAGCTCAAATGGGAAACGGGCGTGGTGCCGAACCTGCCGATCGAGACCGGCATCAAGCGCGCGCGCCTGGCGCTCGAGCGCACCTACTTCGACAAGAAGAACGCCGAGCCGATCGTGACCGCGCTTCGGCGGTACAAGCGCAACCTGAATTCCAAGAGCGAGGAGTTCATGGCACCACTGCACGACGACGCCAGCCACGGCGGCGATTGCTACCGCTATCTTGGACTGGTCGCGGAGAAGCTGACAAATGCCACCGAGTTCGCGCCTCGCAGCGGCAATAATGTCGCGCAGTATCCGATCGACAACGAAATGGGCCTCTGATGGCGACCAAGCCTCTGAATCCGAGCTACCGCGAGTCAGGCGCACGGCCCAAGAACCAGCGCTTCACGCGCGACCGTGCCAAAGGCATGGGAGACGCCGAACCTCTCGACGATGGCCAGACCGACGAGGAGCGCGAGCGCCAGCACCGCTATGACGTGCTGTGCAGCACCGTCGATCAGGACATCCGCCTGGCCATCACTGCCCGCGAGAACTCGGGCATCGAGGAACTGTGGTCCGAGGACGACGACCAGTACAACGGATTCGACGAACTCAACCAGCCCGGCATCGTCAAGACCCGCGACCAGATCCCGCGCGCCGCGATCAAGGACGCGCGCTCAAAGGTCTTCGTCCCGATCACCAAGCCCAAGACCGACATCGGCGTGGCGCGCGTCAGCGAGATGCTTCTGCCCAACGACGACAAGCCGTGGGACATCGCGCCGACCAAGGTGCCGGACATCGAGGAGGCGGCCAACGCACCCGACAAAGGAGAGACCGTGACGCTCGGCGATGGCACCCAGGCCAACGCCGTCGCAGTGGCCAAGATGATCCTCGACAAGGCCAAGGAGTTCGCCGAGAAGGAAGCCGACTGGATCGAGGACAAGTTCCAGGAGGGCAGCGTCTACTCCGAGATGCGGCAGGTTCTGCGCGACGCTGGCCGCATCGGAACCGGCGTCATCAAGGGCCCGGTCCCCGTCGAACGAATCACAGGCAAGTGGACCACCGCACGCAAGGGTTTACCCACCCAAGAAAAAGAAACGGTTTCCTTCGGTGAAACCCTTAGCCCGCCCGATTCGGTATCGGGAGGCGGTACTCCGATCGCGCAAGGGATCACCGCGGTATACAAACGGACGAGCAAGATAGAGCCGACCTCGTTCTGCATTCGGGCGCAGGACGCCTACCCAGATCCGGCCTGCGGCGACAACATCCACGATGGCGCGTTCTTCGTGGAACGCCAGTGGGTGACGGGCAAGACGCTGAAGGGCTGGGCCCGGCTGCCGAACTACGACGCGCGGTGCATCGTTCAATGCCTGCAAGAGGGGCCTCAGTCATACCAGAAGCGGTTCGACAGTCGCCAGCGCATCCAGGTCGGCGACAGCTTCACCGACTCCAAGCTCTACGAGGTGTTCAACTACTACGGCGACGCCACGCCCGAAGACCTCGAGTTGCTGATGGAGCACGGCAATCCGGACCCGGAGGCCGAGCCCGACCAGGACGGCGACGAGCCGACCAGCCCGCTCGATGCGATGCTCACCGAAGAGGAGCGCCGCTACCTCGCGACGGTGCCGGTGGTGCTGTCGATGGTCAACGGGCGGTGCGTCAAGGCCACGCTCAACCCGATGGAGACCGGCGGTTTCCCGTTCGACTTCTTCCCGTGGGAGCCGGTAAAGGGTCAGCCATGGGGCCGCGGCATCCCGCGCAAGATGCAGATTGCGCAGCGCATCCTGAACAGCGCGACGCGCGCGCTGCTCGAGAACGCAGGCCTGAGCGCCGGGCCGCAGATCGTGACGCAGAAGGGCGCCATCACCCCGTGGGACAACGTGTACGAGGTGCGCGGCCGCAAGGGCTGGGACTTCAACCCGAACGACATGGTGGATGCGGACGTGCGCAAGGCCTTCATGGTGGTCGACGTGCCGAGCTCGCAGCAGGAACTCAGCGCGATCATCCAGTTCGCCCTGGACATGGCCGACCAACTCACCAACCTGCCCATGCTCATGCAGGGCGACCAGCAGGCCAACACCAGCCCCGAGACGCTTGGCGGCCTGAAGATGCTGTTCAACAACGCCATGAGCCCGCTGCGGGTCATCGCGAAACTGTTCGACGACCGTCTCATCAGCCCGCACCTGAAGCGATACCACGACTGGGCCATGGAGAAGGGCCCGGACAACATCAAGGGCGGCGATTCGCAGATCGTGGCCAAGGGCAGCACCGCGCTCATTCAGCGCGAAGAGGGCCGCGAGTTCCTGATGCAGGTGTTCCCGGTCAAGGACGACATGAGCCTGCGCATCGACCCGGCCAAGCTCATCGCCGAGATGGCGCGCTCGAACGGCTTCGACATGTCCACCGTCCAGTACAGCGACGAGGACTGGAAGAAGAAGCAGGAGGAGCTCGCGAAGAACCCGCCGCCGCCGGACCCGGCTATCGAGGCCGCGCAGATCCGCAGCAAGGCGCTCGTCGACGCGGCCAACATCAACGCGCAATCCTCGGCTCGCGATCTGGACTCCAAGGAGCGCTCGGCAGCACTCGACCGTGCGCACGATGAAGCCATGGCAGCCGTCGACCGCGAGATTGCTCAGATGCAGGCCGACAAGAAGGATTCGCAGGCCCTGCTCGCGCTCAAGGCGCGACTGGCCGAGTCAGCGATGAACAACCGGCAGAAGTCGGACGAGATGGCCCTGAAGCTCGCCCCGCAGAACCAGTCCGGTACGGGCATCTGACATGGCCTCGAACCATCTCCCGCCGGCATCCCTCACCCAGGCCGAGGCGCAATCCCCGATCTGGCGCAAGCTCAAGATGCAACTCGCCGCACGACGCGACGAGTTGCGTGATTCACTGGAACAGCCGCAGACCGACGAAGCAACTGCCTCGCTTCGTGGGAAGTGCGCGCTGATCCGCGAAATACTGGCTCTGGAAGCAGACCCAGCCAAGCGCCCGCCGCCTCAAGAGCGCCGGGCTTCCGTAGACGCGTTCTAGGACGCACCCAAGAGGCAAGATCATGAGCACCGAAGACCTGAATGACGACCCGCAAGTCCGCGGCGACCTGACACCCGAGCAGCAGCGCGAGGCCGACGTGGCCAGCGCCAGCGCGTTCGAGGGCGGTTTCCAGACGGACGATGGCCACCAACGCACCGCCGCAGCAGCGCCGGAGCAGAAGGATGAGGCAGCAGACGCTCCCTCCAAGGCCGCGGTCAATGCTGACGACGACACGGACCCCTTTGCCAAGTTCGGCCCGAAGGTCCGTGAGCTTTTCGCCAAGATCCCCGAAATCGAGCAGGAGAACCGCTCGCTTCGCGGCCGAGTCCCGAACCTTCAGCGTGAGAACGAAGACCTCAAGCGCCGCCTCGCGGCCCTGGAGTCGCGTACTCCGGAGCCGGCCGCCGCGCCGCCTTCGTCCGCTGCCAAGGATGCGGTCGACAAGGTGCGCGGCGAGTTGCCTGAAGTTGCGGACGCGATCGAGATGGCTGTCAGGGAAGCATTCGAGCGCACGCCGGCCCCGCCGCCGCAAGCTCCTGCCGCCCCAGCCGTCCAGGCGAAGACCGACGAGGACGGCGAAGCGGCCATCCTCGCCCAGGCTCACGCTGACTGGGCACCGACCATGAACAGCACCGAGTTCAAGCTGTGGATCGCCACCCAGCCGGAGAACGTTCGCTCTGTCGTGATGTCGACCGACAAGGCGGCCCCTGTCGTCGAGGCGCTGTCGAAGTTCAAGGAATTCAAGACGCGAGCCGCCCCACCGCCGCCCGCGCGATCTGACAAACGCGCTGCAGCTGCCGTGACGACGCGAGGAAATCCCGCGCCGATCGGCGATGCAGAACCAACAGCTGAAGACGCGTTCATGGCCGGGTTCAACTCCGGGCCCTGACGCACAGAAACCGAAAGGAGTCAGCGATGGCTGGCAACTCATACGCAACACAAGCGCAGCGGATCGGCAAGTGGAAGGGTGAAATCCTGAAGCATGTCGTGCCGCAAGAAGTCCTCGGCCGCGTCGGCGTGGGCTCCAAGAAACGCCTGCCGAAGAACGTCGGCGACACGATCATCTTCCGGCGCTGGCTGCCGAAGGGTGCGACCACGGCGAATCCGAACATCTGGACCGTCGATCCGGCCGCGCACACCCTGACCGAAGGCGAAACGCCGAACAGCGACCAGATCGTCGCGCAGGACATCACCGTCACTCTCCAGGAGTACGGCGTCCTGTACCGCTTCACGAACCGCGTGGCCGACCTCTACGAGGACGACATCCCGCCCGAAATGAAGCGCCTGACCGGCGAGCGCATGGGCCTGCTGCTCGAGATGATCCGCTACGGCGTGCTCAAGGCCGGCACCAACGTGTACCGCGCCGGCAACGTCGCGTCGCGCAGCCTGGTGAACGGCCTGGTCTCGGCGAACCTGCTGCGCAACGTCGCACGCGGTCTGTCGGCCAACCGCGCCATGAAGGTGAGTTCGGTACTGAGCGCATCGCCAAACATCGGCACCCAGCCGATCGAGGCTGCGTTCGTGGTGGTCTGCCACACCGACCTCGAGGCCGACATCCGCTCGCAGCTGTCCGGCTTCGTCCACGTGTCGGAGTACGGCCAGCGCAAGCCGATGCACGAGAACGAACTGGGCTCGTGGGAGCAGTTCCGCTTCGTGACGTCGCCCGAGACCGGCCCGTACCTGCTCGCTGGTGCCACCGCGACCGCCAACACTCGGCTCGCGAACGGCATCCCGAACAGCGCGGGCTCGGAACTGTGCGACGTGTACCCCATGCTCGTGATGAGCGAGGAGTGCTACGGCGACGTCATGCTGCGCGGCATGGAAGGCTGGGACGTGACCATGATCGCTGCGGGCACCAAGACCAAGGACGATCCGCTGGGCCAGCGCGGCTACGTTGGAGCTTCGTGCTACTTCGCGGCGGTGCGCCTGAACGAGCAGATGATGGCTGTCGTCGAGGTGGCGGCGAGCTCGCTCTGATCTGAAACCCTGATCCTGGGCCTTCGGGCCTGGGGCAACGATTCTCGAAAGGAATCAGAAAATGATGACGAAACGCGACAACTCGTCGCTCGGCTGCGCGGGTCTGGCTGTCGCCGGCACCGCGACCAACGGCCAGTTCAAGACGAGCAACATCCTGCACTACCAGGTCGACGGCCAGAGCTACGTCAAGGCGGCAACGGACAACATCGCGCAAGCGCTGGCGCCGTTTTCTCCATTGGCGACGCTCGCGGCCGCCGCGGTCGGTGCGAGCAAGACGCTGATGCTGTGGGTCTGGATCAAGGCATCGGACGGCTCGCTGGTCCTGGATCCCGACACCAACGGCAGCGGGGCTCTGACGGCAGCTGGCAGCGTGACGGGTTC